TCATTGTGAATTATCGTTGGAAGAATCTGGATCATGCATATTAATTATTTCATCCGCTTTTATTCTCTCGGCTTTGGTTAGCTCTCTGGAGAAGTCGATTCTTCCGGACGAAGATACACCGGACACAGGAAGATTTGCATCCTGGAGTTCCTGAGTGAGTTTTTTTGGATCGTAGATATTATCTTTCATTATTCCTCTCTGATATGCCAACAAGGGGGGCAGCACCTCGCAAGCTCGGCGTCTACGAAGGTAGGCGCTGCAACCCTCATGAAAAACTGAGGGCAGGTCGCCGGGCGAGCCCACCGCTCTAAGCATTAAAATAACCAATGGCTCCACTTTGAACCTCAGGAGAAGTGCCTTTATCTCCGTAACAGGTCAAAGTACCTGATTGGACGCGCTCAACCAACTGTAGATAGTGAAAGCCGATACCTGGCCGATCAAAATACTCGGCACCATACCAACCCATGTTGTAGGTTGCAGCCAAGCCGCGCATGCCCCGCATGATGGGGCAACTAGTGTCATTGTTATTGTCGAGGCAGGCAGCAAGGCAGAAACCACCGGAAGCAGAAACCTCAGCTAAAACATGCACGGAAAGCTGGACTAATGTATCATCCCAACCGATCACGAATTGAACGCGGTTGGCTGCACTGTTGTTTAATGACTGCCAGACATTAGTTGTGGCATAGGTCCAGGAATCAGTGGTATCTGTTACTAATAACACGCGCGGGTAGCGATTGTAGAAACTCCAAAGGAAACGCTTTAGTTTAGTGTCGCAGGTGACACCCGCAGCAGAAGTGCGGATTGTGCCCAAATAGCGGTGGGTGGCGCTGCCGGACTTCACAAGTACACCGTCTTGGTAGGTCAGAGCAGTCGCGCGGAGTGTGTTGTTTGACCACTCAACCGCTTCCAAAACCAAAGTCCCTTCGTTGTCATAAATAAAGATATCCAAATTTTTATCCGCTGCGACTGCGGCGACCGATATGGAAAGCTCCGAAAATTCGTAAACCCTCCACCCAAAACCAGTCACGTAAAGCGCCACACGGGACCCGACACAGGGTGTGAAAAAGACAGTTGCTGAACTGGCAATGTCTGCGGGTGGCACAGGTACGCCGGTGGAAAGCGTCAGCCGGCCGTCACAAACAAGGGGATTGACCAGGTATAAAAGCTCAGAAGTCAGCACCGCCAATTCAGTGCGGACAGAATCTTTGATGATCTTAGTACCATCCCAGTAAAAACGACCGATGCGTCTTTGGTTGGCTAATTCGGTTGGCGAAGTGCTGACGCTGAGCGTAAATGTGGTCGAACCTGCAGCGCGATTCGCAAAAACATAATAGGCTGCCGCGACCCCGGCGGGTGCGCTCCCTGCTGCAAGGGTGACATTGCTTGTGGTTTGGACCATAAAACCATCTACCATCAGCGAAACTGGAGTATCAGCATCCGCTGAAATAGTGATCAATGTTGTTCCGGATCTGGCCAGTTTGAGCCGCGTTTGATAGTTCTCAAGGAGATTGGCCAGAGGGACGGCGTCCGCTGCAGCCTGACCCAAATACAGGGCATCCGAACGCAAATTATTGTACTGACTGGCAAGGGTGGCGCCCCCCGCCGTGACTGCTGCGCTTGAAGGGTATGTCATTTTTACCTCGTTTCTTTTGTCGAATTTGAAGCGCCCGGCCCCCCGCGACGTTCCGGCGCTATGCGCCGGACGCCCCGAGCGCAATGCGCGAGGGGATAAGAGCGGGGGGGCTGAGGCGCGGAAACACGCCAAGCTTTCAACAACGAAATCTTATTGAAAAGCGAAGCGTCCAAAGGGGCGTTCCTTGCCCCGTTAATTGGTTTCAATAAGATTGTTGTTGATAGATTGGGATTAATCGGCGGGTGGGCGATCACCCGAGACCCGTGATTAAAACATGTGAAGGCAAGGGAGGGCGGGAGCTTATGCGCTGACCGCGCAGCCTGGGCGGTGCTGTTTGAGCGAAGCGCAGCGCCCAGGCGATCAGCGACCGCAGGAGACCTGCGAACTGTGCAGGAACCCGGAGGGAGCGAAAGCGCGGTGTGCGCGTGCCGGCCCGACCACTGCCAAAAACAATAATGATTAATGACGCTGCTGCCCTGTCCCCGCTGCAAAGCGAAGCGGCCGGAGCGTGGGCGAGCGAAGCGAAGCCCCAGCGCAGGGGAAGCGATGCGAAATGCAAGGGGCAGGGGTGCAGCGTTCTTGTTGAAGCGTGAGGATGGCCGTAATCGATCATGGGAGCGGACGCCGGCAAGTGAGCGCGAAGTCGCGCCGAAGGCGCGGGAGAGCGCGAACGAATCAACGGAGCGAGGGAGCGCCGAACAGCGAGTAGCCACTGCTTCCGAAGCTGGAGGCGCCTTCCCGAGCGGAGTATCCCAGCCACCATCAGAGGCAGAGAAGGCGAAAACGCGCTTAAAGTGCGAGAGTTCGCCGGTCGCAAGTGTTTTTAGCGCCTGATCCGCGTGTATTTCGCGGTTCGGGCGCGCTTGCGTCCGGGCGAACGAAGAGACAATAAATGTCAAAAAGGCGCTGACCTGAACGCGAAGCGTCTGCGCGGAGCTTAAAGTTCTTCCGTGCGAAGCGCAGACGCGCAGCGCGTCCCGCTGACAAGTGAAGCGACCGGAGCGGAAGGGCGTTTCGGGCCCGCGCGGAGGAAGCGAACGCAGGAGAAGGGCAGGTGTGCGCCGATCTCTTGTGATTATCTCCAAAGTGTTGTGTCCCATGTGAGAGCGCCTTCCTCAGGTATGTCAGCTTGCCAAAGAGAACTTAAAACCAGATCAGAATCAGCCGGTGGATGATACTCAGTTACATTGGCAAACTTTACACTGAGAATAGATCCTTTCACCAAGTGAAGCTCAGTAGCTGAGTGGCCAGTGGAGCCAATGCCAAGCCATGTTCCAAGTACTGTATCTATAGCAATCTCTGACCTTTGGTCAAGGTACTCGAGAAGTTTTAAGTACATGGTCTCGCGGCTGTCGGTGTGCTCGCTTCCGTCAGGATTGATCAAGTCGTCAGCGATCATCACGGAGAAGAAAATATAAACTGCGATAATCCCCGTGTCATAGTCGATCTCACGTTGAATAGATACCCCTGACCTCCCGTGGGTAGGGTCGGGGGTTAAAATAAATCCGTATGGGACCCCGGAGTTAACGTCATGGTGACACAGCGTGATATCGCAGTCCTTGCCGATAATTGGTGTGGTCATTCTTCGATCATTCCTCTCGCCCCTCTCGGGTAATAATAAGATTGGGATGGTAAAACCGGTCTCACAAAGCGCGGTCCTGGGTGAAGACTCCACGCGCTGAAAAAGTTGTTATCCACACCCTGATAGAGCTCCATCGTGTATTTTAAGCGCGCGTCTGAATCTCGCATAAGAGTGATCCAAGAATAATAACCAAGCGATTTAAGAAGACCCTGCCATTTTGGATATGCCAAGATCGACCCGTCAGAAACGGATCCGGCTTTAAAAGCAGCGATCGCATCGGCGACGGTCCCTCCGTCGGGTGTGGCTCGCATAAATTCATCGAGCAAAAACACATTGTATGAAACCCACCCACCGGGAAAAAGTGAGTTGAAGTCCTGGGGCTTCCAACCTTCGGGAACATTTAACTCCATCCCCAGGAGTGGGGTCATATAGCGCGGAAATATATCCATGGGTGAAATAGGCGTATCGTCTGGAACTCTGATCAATGAGCAATCGCACCATTCGTGGAATCCGGGCCAAAGGCCGGACCCTGCAAAATAATCTCCGCGGTAAACCCTGCCCCGCATGGCTTCACAGATCGGGCAGTTCTCCCGGCGCGTGACCCACTGATATTTATATTGCAGCTCGTAAAGTCCAGGAGTCCAGCCCATTTAACCCTTATCCCACTGATCTAAATTCCAATGGCTTGAAGGAAAAATATCGATCGGCTGTTCGGCTCGAACTTCGGCTAAAAACTCTACGAAGCGCCGGTACTGCTGCTGCCCCCACATCATGAGGGAGCTTGTCTCTTGTGGCCGGTGGCCCCATTTTTCGTTAAGCCCGGATGCGCGCATCATGGCAGCCTGGCCGGCAGCCCCGACGATTAATAAATCTTCGTGATCATCTCGCACGGTGGTAGCAGCTGCAGAATCCAAGTTTTGAATTACTTGTGTGGCTGCATATTCCACCAGGATTTTTTCACCAACTTGCGGGATATCTTCACCGGAAAAGAATAAATAGGGGCTGCCATCACGCCAGGTAACAACAAAATCCTCACGCTCGAGAGCATAAGGATTGTCCACCGCTGAATTGTAGGGGTGGACAATTCGGATAATTGCTATCAGATTAGTACAGGTTGCGATCGTCTGCATTTTTCCCTTGGTGGCCACCGTGACCTCGGTTGATTTCACGTTGGGAAATGCGCGGGTGTATTCGTTGAGGACCTTCCGCAGCGCTTCATCGATGATGTCATTCGTATATTTCAAAGTGGTATCGTCCAGCGAATTAGTGATCCGTGTTCGGTAAGATGCTAAAGCTGCCATGGTCTACGTCCTTTCCAAATCAGAAGGCGGCCGCCGGCGCGTTAGCGCCGACGGAAGGGGGGCCCACAGTGCCCGCGTCAGCGGGCGCGGCCGCCGAAACCACCCGGTGGCGCGCGCAGCCGGCGAAGCAGCAGGGGGAGCGTTTCTTGCGACCACCTGCAGGAAGAGCCGGCGCCAAGCGCGAAGCCCTAATCCCCCTGTCTCCCTCCCCATGTTCAAGATTCCTTGACGGGTGTGGGGGTGAGAGAGGAGGGTTTGGGGGGGGAGAAGGGGGAGGGCTTCCTCCACATCCGAACCAAAAAGCGGTTCGGATGCCTGCGGAGCGCGCACCGGTCTTAATCAGTCCCTTTGACTTCGTCAATGTCACCCTTCGTGATGTCAACCTGAGGTTGACTCTCTTCGGGTGTCTCCACTCCCTGCTCATGCAGGGAGCTACGATCAGCTGCGGAAGGTTTTGGATCTGTTTTCTTTTCCGGAGCAAGGCCTGGTTTTTTGGTCGGCGAAGCTTCTGTTTTTTTCCTGGCTAGTGCTGCATCGGTACTATCCGAACTGATGGCTGAAGGAGACCGCCTCAGTTCGGACATCTCCGCGCCACGCTCCCGCGTGGCGCTCCGAATCTTTTGAATCTCAGCATCAGCCAGGATAAATTTCTGGCCTTTCTCGTTGAGATACACAAGATCGCCATTTGGCCGGCGGGTCCAGTCAAGGGGCTCACAATCGGTGAGCGCTTTGATCAGTCTGCGGTCTGCTTCGAGTTTTTGTTTTTCCATGGATTATTTTCCTCCGATGTGGAATCCAGCATCTTCGATCGCCACGCCTGTGGAGTATGCAGCAGCCACAGCAACCAAGGCTTGAACTAACTGCCAGGCGTTAATTTCGCCGGTGGCAAAAGCAGCTGCAGCGGAAAGAGCAGCGATCGCTGCAGCCCAAAATTTCCTGGAGCTTAGAACTGCTTTAATCTTATTGATACCCTCCGTGATGCCAGCCTGAAGCTGGCTCACTTCGGGTACTCCGGCATCCGCTCCTGCGGATGCCTGTGAAGTCTTTTGATACATTTTTCCTCATTTCGATTTGTCTCTTACATCCCAATATGCCCAAAATAGCCTCTAAAAAGCGCGTAGAGCGGTTAAATTTGATATAGGCATACTTTGTACCGTGGGATCAATCTAGCCCTCTACAAATGTGAACTGGAAGAGCACTACCCGGACTGATGGCTGAAGGAGACTGCCTCAGTCCGGGTATCTCCACCCCCTGCTCCCGCAGGGGGTTCCGAAGGAGGTTTGATACCCATGAAAAACTGGGTACGCGTGCGCTGCAGGTGGGCGCGAAGTTGGCCATAAGTTAAGCTCGGTAATCGAAATTGGCGCGAGCTCCGAAGAAAGTAAAGACCGTGGTTGCTGCACAGTCAACGACAAGCTTAAGAACAAAGGCAGCCGCATCATCGATCCACTCGGGTGTAGTCAGAGTGATGGTCATGACATGATCGGTGTCAACTGCTTTTCTTTCGGCTGCGGTGTCATGGCCAGCGTCTTGTGTGATCGTGACGGCTGCGCCGGTGATGGCGACATCGTCCGCGCCCAAGGTCATTTTTTCAAGCTCCACAGTAGCGAAGTCGTCAGCCGCAGCCGTGCCGATCGCGTAATAAACATCGATTGATTTTAAATATGACCCTTTTCTGACTGAGTCATTAGAATCCAGCGGAATCGGTATGTAGGCATTGAAAGACGCATCCGCAGCACCGCGGGCAATGCTGACAACATTTGAAGCATCCGCGGGGGTCCATGTCCCGGCACTGAAAAGAAACAATCCAGGATGGATAAATTTGCTCATGTGGGTATCGTGTACATATCCCATTTGATTAAATCCTTTCTCTTGTGTTTGAGCGCATCCACCCGCGACGCTCCGCGCCTATGGCGCGGACGCCCCGAGCCCTTTGGGCGAGGGGATAAGAGCGGGTGGATTGCGCGTTGATCATTTTATTTTTCTGGCTTATTAAGCAACATTGCTCTTGTGCAGGGGTCTAAAGTCATTCACCCAACACGCGAGGAAGTGCCGGACCTTTAAGCGGTGCTCGTCATTCATGAAGACCGCGGGGCTGAGTTCGTCGCCGGCGATGAAGATCTCCGGCATGATGCCGAATCTTTCACCTACGAAAATTGCCGGTGCGATCAGAGGATCGCAGACCGCAGCCCAGTTGTTGGCGTCGGTCCATTCTGGCACGACAACCACATCGCCAGGCTGACCGCGCTGCATGTTCTCGCTGTAGATGTTCGCAGCGTTCTCAAGCGTCGGGTATAAAACCTTCATGGCGGTCAGCTGCAGGGCTCTTGGCACCACCGCGAAGCGAGGGTTGATGGCCATCTTGGGGCCTGTGCCGTACACGCCTGTGGCGTTTTTGATCAGCATCGGTTGATCATAAATCGCTGTGCTGACCACATCCCACTCCGCAGCTGCCAAAGCAGTGGTCAGCAGGTTTTTATGGCCGCCGGCCGTGGTTACTGCGGTTGCGTTAAAGAGTGCGCCGGTGTCGGCCATGGTGGGCCCAATGCCGGCGTTATCGGTGAAGATCGCAGCCACCAAGGCGCTGATCTTGCGCAGGCCGGCCGCGGCCAACTCTCGAGGGTAGGCAGCCAGTTTGCGGGATTCGTCCCTGTCAATCAATTCAAGTGTGAGCGGGATGTAACCACCGTATTTGGTGAAGCTGGCGGTTTCGGGGGAATCGCCAATCAATAGTTCGGTGTACTCTGCACCTTCTGACACACTCGGCAGCGTGCCGACCGTTCCAACCAGTGTGCCGGTGATGCTTTGCAGACTGTTGAAGTGCTCGGTTCGAACAATTTTCTTCCACCAGTCATAACCCGCAGCACCTAACAGATCCCAGGTGTTGACCACAATTTTATTTAACGCGTTCTTCACCAAGCCGGTGAAGTCTGCGGTTGTGGCCAGTTGGACCCGGTCAGGTGAGTAGCCACCGTGGAGGTCATAATCTCCGGTCAGCATTAAGTAAAGCTCGCGGATGCCGGACAGTCTGGCAGGCTGCATGTTCTCGGCGCCTTTTTCACGGGGTGCGCCCAGGAGGTCATCTACAGCAGCTTGCAGCTTATCGCGGCTGTCAAACATCGAGTGGATGCGCGGGCCGGTCACGGCTGCCCCGCCGGTGAGCTCGCTCACCATGGCGCGGGCGTCTTCGATCGCTGTTGAGATTTCCTCAGCTTCGAAGAGCTTACCGGTGAATTGTTTCCGGATGCGCTCTACCACTGGCGCCGGCAGTTTTGCCGCGTCCAGTGCGGAGGTCAAGAACTGCTCGCACATTTGCAGCCGCAGCGACCGCGCTTTTTCTGCTTCCTGGTTGAGCTCGTTAATCTTGCCCTGAACATTCAGCAGTGATTCGACCGCGCTCTTGTCGCTTTCGATGCGCTGCTGGACCCTCTCTACTCCCGGAAGTATTTCCTGGGTGGGAGCGGGTTTCTCTTGTAACTTCTCTTTTTCTTTTTCCATTTGTCCTTCTTTCTGTAGTTTTTGATAGATCTCCCGGATAAATTCCCCGCCCCGCGCGGGATTTACCACCAGATCAACGCTGAAAACCCGCGTGATCGTTTGGACCTCTTTTTGTTTGGCCGTGAACATGATATCGGCTGAGAAGCCGATGTTTGCTTTCGGGCCATCTTCCTGCAGGATGGTCTTCCCCATTTCGGTTAGCAGCGGCGCAGCTGGTCCGAACGGGCGCAGGGTGAGTTTGACTCCCTGCGCCTGTTCATCCCAAACCGGGCTATGGCAGAGTCCAGCCAGGTCATGCACCGACTGGCCAAACCAGTGATGATCAACGAATGAGTGCACACCATCCCACAGGGGAATAGATTCTTTCAGGGCAGCAGCTGAGAACTTCCATCCGTTGCCTTCACCGGCGGTGATGGCCAGGATTTCAAATTCTCCCTGGGCATTAACGCGGGTGGCCTCTAGATTTATTCGATATTTTTGCTCATCTTCCATGTGCAAATTCCTTTCCTGGCCTTATCCCCTCCACGCTGGCGCCTTGAGGGCGCCGCATTGCGGGGACTCCGCGCACCGCTCCTGCGGTGCGCTTCGAGGTCGCTTAGTAAATCAATTTCTTACAGTGCGGGCATTGTAGATGCACAAATAACCCGCTCAATGGTGTATCGGGTGTAGTCTCTCCCCCACCTGTGGGGGTATCACCAGCTCCACTACCGCCACCGGTGGGGGTGGTGGCTGCCGGATCCACGCCGAAAATATCAACGAACTCTTTGTAAGTCCCGTTAAATTTCACCTTCCCGGGTTGATATTCCCAAAGCAGCCATTTGGGTGGCTCTTTCATGTTTTCCCACATCTTTGGGAGCTCTGGTGTTTCTCGGTTATAGAAGTCCACTATGAACATTTCGATATGCACGGGGATGTTGTCAAGCAGACCGGATGGGTCTTCGTGTTGGTCCCACATCTTACCGTTATCCATGGCAGGGCTGATCACATGCACTAAAGGTGTATGACCTCTGGAATTCCAAAGGTCTCCGAACTGCATGATCTCGGCAAGGTCTCGATTGCCTATGATGATCTTGAGATTGGCTTTCAGCCAGTCCATTGATACAGGGAGAGAGTATAGATCGGCCATTGTTTTAATTCCTTTCGCTAATTAATTTTTTCCAGGTCCTTGATCGTTTTGTCCTGCTCGGGGTTAATAATCTTTTTGGTGGGGTCCCCAGTAATAGATCCGGGTGGACGGCTCTCCGGCTTGGCCGGCGGCTCGCCCTGTTTGCCGGTTTCTGCAGCTGCTTTCTTGAGCATTTCTGCAGCGTCGATGGTCTCACCAAAAAACCTATAGATCAATCTCAAAAATTCGTCATTGTCAATCAACTTCCGATCGCGCATGTCGTCGAGAACAGTGATCATGTAATAAGCGGCTTGGCTGAGTGAGGAATTGTCGCGGCTGCTGATATCTGCGCCGGTCACGCTGAGCTCAGCCAGGGGGTTAATTTTCTTGTCGACCTTGGCGCGTCGGGTTAATGCGACCGTGAGCAGGTCATGCATCACCCACAAAAAGAACTGCTGCCTCTGCTCCATGCGCCGGTAGGTAGGACCTCCGGCAGCTTCTGCGGTGGTGCGTGTGGAGCTCTCCGGCTCTGCGAGGAAGTGCATCGGCACACCCGCGCCGGCAGCGATCATTTTCTTAATCGCTAACCCGTCTTTCTCTGCATCCGAGCTCTCTAAGCGAGGATGTATCGCGCTCCATTTTTCGTTCTCATCTGCCACTAAAATACTGCCTGGCTGCGGGGGTGCAGCGTTGAGGGCGGTTTGGCGCGCTTTTCGCTGTGCTTCACTGGCGAACTTGGCCGAGACCACATACAGAAAAGCATTTCGATATCGGTTTAATCGAGCTCGATCCTCTAACCAATTTGAATACCTGCTCATCCATCGAAGCAGGGGGGCCAGGTCGGACTCTCCCCACTGTGCGCCGGCCGGCCGGTTGATGGCGTAATGCAGCACCGCGGTTTTGTCGTTGGTGTCGGTCGCTGGATCGTAGGCCGGCAGGGGGGCGGGGTCGAGGTTGTCTATGCCCGCTTTCAGCTTGAAGCTGACCGGTTGCTCGATGTCGTTTTCCTTGCTCACAATCTCGTCAATATTTGAAGCAGGGAGAGCGCGGATATAGCTCATTCCTCCCGCGTCTGTGCTCAGCATCACAAATAAATTTCCTGTTCGGGTGAGCTCGTCGCATAATTCAAATACGCGGGTCTCCATGCGGTTGAGTCGATGCGTCCAGAAGGAATCAAGGAACTGGCCGGCAGCTTCGTCTTTGGTGTTGACTGTCAGCCCACCGCCGACCACATACTGAGAAGTTAATTCCACTAGCCGGCGAGCGATCGGATTTTCGCGCCATGCTTCCAGGCATTGCTCAAGGATCTGTGAGCGGTCGTAAGTGTAGCGGTCCCGGTCGGTTTGGCTCAGCGATCGTGTGCCGATCAAAAAGCTGTTCTCGCTCTCGACCACTGCTAATGCGGACCTCACGGCTGCCGTTATTCGTTTTTCAAACAAAGAATCAAGTAATCCTATTTTATAAACTCCCATCTAACAAGAACCGAAGAATCAAAACCAACCCGAGAAGTAAAAAGAGCACTGGCTTAAAACCTAGCTTGCGCGCGCCGGTGGGCGGGGGGGTGGAGGCGCGCGCACCGCGCGAGGGACGAAGCGCGGCAACTCCCGCCACTGCCCGCGCAGCCGGCGCAGCTGCAGGGGGAGCGGTTTTATCACCCTTCGTGATGAAAGCAGGAAGCTTTCTCACTGCGGGTGTCTCCGCGTTCCAATCTTTTGGAACGCTACGAGCGACCACCTGCAGAAGCCGGCGGACGGGGACGCGAAGCCCTGATCCCCCCTGTTTCTGCCCCCGTGTAAAGACCTCCTTTCCGGGTTGGGGGGTCAAGGTAGGGGGTTCGGGGGCGGAAGGGGGGAGGGCGGAGCAAGCGGGCAGGGGTCTTGCTTCGGCAGCACACCCCCTTATGATGTCGGCTTGATGCCGACTCATTACGGGGATCTCCGCTTGCCTGCACCTGCAGGCAGCTTCGAGAATCCGCTCGATATTTTTGGATCCAAAAAATCGAATACAGGAACGAATCATGGAAGTTTGAAACCTCCCAGGAAGTTTTCAACATTTTTCAAATGCGCAGCCAGGATATTGATCTGGCTTTGCAGGTAGTGTTCATCGATCGGAATTTCACCGGCCGGCGGTGTAGGAGGTTTGGGTGTGTCTTTTCCTGTGGTTTTGTCGATTAATGCCTGGAGATCGATCAGGTCTCCGTTGAATAAATTAAGATCGATCCCTTTGGATTCCGCGCCGAAAGCAGGACCGTTGCCGGTGGCTGTGTACTGCCAGAAGGTCCAGCTGGACCATGGCGCAGGAATGTCAGGTTTAGTGATTCCTGGATTCATAGTTGTGAAATAGTGTGCGATCCAGAGCGGGTAAATGCTCCAGAACTGTTCAGGTCTGCGGGTGGTTTTATTGTTGCCGTGGCTCTTCCAAAATCCTGGGGAAGTGTAGATCATTGGCCGGCGGCCAAGGATCTTTTCTACTTCCTCGAGAAAAGCTAGGAGCATCGAATTTGAAGGGTATAAACCATCCTTGGCCGGCGCTTCGAAGTCGGCGACCGGTGGGAGCTCTCCCGGATCGTCCTGGAGCGCAGCGCAGAAGACCCGCGCTTGAGTTGTGGCCGGTAGATCCCACCGGAGGAAGTGATAACCGCCGCGGGGCATGTCGGCTTCTTTGGCTGCTTTCCAGTTGTATTCATAATCTACATCGATGCCGCCGCGCTCGCTGACCTTGATGAAAGCGAAGTGTGCGCCGGCCGCAGCTGCTTTTTTGAAGTCCATCTTTTGAGGGGTGGATTTGTCATTTTGCCAGTGTGAGCAGTCAAGACCAAGAGTAGTGATCATTGTGTTAAACCTCCTGTGAGTTCCAAACGAGCAGACGAGGGAGCGACCAGGCGAGCGCGGGCGGATGCCCGCAGGTGCGAAGCCTGGCGCCTTGCCCGAGCGCGGGCAGTGAGAAAAGCGATTGTTCTAAATCGGAATTTCTCCGATTCGAGCCGGAAATTAACTAAGTTAACGAGTTGTGTTCTATTTTGCTGCTGCCATCCAATATTAATTAATATATATAGAGCAGTAGCAGCAGAGGAAGGAAGAAAATTTACTCTTGAAAAATCGGAGTTTTTCCGATTTTCTTTTCGAATATTCATCATTAAATCGGAGTTTTTCCGACTCGGACATGTTCTATCCAAATTGAAAATAGATCTTTTTCCGGTATGACATTCGTCTGTTGGCCAGAAGGAAGAAAGTAACATTTGCTTTACCATCCCTCGTCCATGTCGAGAAGTGGATCTGTGGCCTGAATCACAAAGGTGGGCGCGGAGATCGACCAGTCCTGCTGATCAAGTACCGCGCAGAGCGCTGCGCTTATGAGAAGGTCGTCATGCACCAGCTCGCCGCTGTTGGGCGATCTGGTGCCATCCGGGACGCCCCACTTCACGCGCTTTTGCGGTCCTGGTAGTATTTCAAATTCGCACATGCTGACCTGCTCCCAAAAAGTGGGGCTGCTGTCGGCATGCTCTTTGAAGCGGCCAGAGTCAATAATTCCCAGGAAGTCCCAAAGCAGTGAGCTTTTCGTGCTCATGTTGAAATCGAAGGGAATCACTTTCTCGCCCAGGGCAGCTGAAAGAAAAGAACAAATTCCCGCTCCCACACCGGTGGCGTCCACCACCAGAAAGCGGATCTCAAATAATTCCGCGATCGCTTTAATCTCTCCGTAGAGTGTCGAGTGTTTAACTCCGATCCACTCTTTGCGGTAAACCGTTTTGTAAGTGGGCTTGGCTATGACTGGATCGTCAACGCTGCTTAAGTCCACCTCGAAAATTGTCAGTGAAGTGCTGTCTCTTTTCGGGTTGGCCAGTTCCTGGTCCCCGGAGAGATCTTCGGGATCTGCTATGATGGCTTCGTCCTCACCGGCCACATCCAGCGTCATGGCATACAGCTTACCTTCTTCGGGCGCTGCGGCCGGCAGGTGTTTTCCCTGCATCAGGGCGCAGCGCTCGGGCGGGAAGAGTCCACCTTCCGCGTCTATTTCCTCGCTGAAGTATTGGGTTTTCACCATGGGGTGCTGCCGGCCGAGTCGTTTAACCTGGCCGTCAACAAAGTCACCATAGGCAGGGACCTCAGCTCTTACATCGTTAGCAGTCAGCACGAAAACCCTCCGGATCCCGTCTGCCTTTTCTGCCTTCCTGGCTGCTTTGAGCTCTCGCGCTAGCAGCGTTCGGGAAGTCCAGGCCGTGCCCCAAAATACGCGGGTGGCATTGGTACTGGCGGCCATGGGTGCGATGTCCTTGTCGAACTTGGCCGGAAGTACATCTTGGGCCTCGTCGACCTCCAGCAGCACGTTGGCAGTGGCGCCGACGATATTCGATCGCGGCTGCCCTGAGAAGAAGTAAATCCTCGAAGTGCAGAATCGGAAAATATAGCCGGATTCTTTCAAGAAATCCTGTGCAGTCAATTTGTTGGATTCCAACACACGCTCCAACCGGCGCATTGCGTTGAGTGTCTGCGGCTTCCAAGTGGGTGAGACCTTGACCATCTCCGCGCCGTGGCGCATGTAGATACACAGCAGGAAGGCTTCGATGTGGGCCTGCAGCTCGTTCTTTCCTGACTGTCGGGGGAACATGATCACGAAGGTCCTTCCGGCTTTGCTCTTGATCGAGTCCAGTATGGCGTAGAAGGGGGCTTTTTGATAGTCGCGCAGCGTGATGGGCGTGGCTTGCTGCACAAATTCGGCAGGGTCCATCAGGCATTGTTGAATCACCTTCACTAACTGGCGATCTCGTTTCGATTTTTCCGGATTCATAGATGATCATCTGGACCCTAACCAAGCAGCGATCGCAGCAGCGATCAAAGTTAATCCAGCCTGGCCGGCCTGTATGAGTGTGGTTGTGGTTTTGGTGGATATCACTGAGTCGTCAACGGTTCTAATCCGTTGCTCATGATCATCCATCAGCCGGCGCGAGTTCTGCAGGTCAGATCGTATCTGCTGCAGCTTCTCCGCTTCCAGTTCTTGGTGATGGTGTAATTCCTTCTCGATCCGCTGAAAGCGAGACTCTAAAGAGTCTTTGAGCCTTTGAAACTGCTCGTGCAGTAATTGGGCTTGTAAGTCTTCCATCCCTCTCCAATTCTTCCAGTGCGATTTTTAGACAGTGTCTAATTCGTGATGGGTTCGCCGAGTCCAAGTTCATGGCTGATACCTCCTATAGCTTCTGACAATAGATCAAGCACGGAGGAGCCGCCACCGGAAACCACCTGCTGCGTCCTGATCAGCGCAGCCAGTCGGGTGGATGCAGCGCCCAAAGTGTTGAGAGTCCTGGACCATTGATCAAGTGTTTGCTTGTCGTCTTCGTCAGCATATTCAAAAACCCTGCGGATAATCACGCGGAGAAGTGCGATCTCGTCTTCGAGTCCATCACCCAGGGCAGTATCAAGGTCCTGGATTTCCAACGGCCGGTAACGCTTGGAGTAAAACCCGTGCTTGAACGCGTTCCAGTTTCCGTTCTGTCCACCTCGTTTTCTTTCTATGCTGTTCATCTCGTCAAAACCTTTCTCCGGTCTTTGAAATTCGGCAGGCCGGCCCGGGCGGGTGGAAGGGTTCCTATTAGATTCCCCTCCTCTTAAGAGGAGGGGCGTAGGGGAGGTGAGAATGTTTTCCGCTCCCCGGCCCGACTCTTGGCTGTCTTTCCAGCGCCGGCCTGCCTTGTTGGTATTGTCACTGCGAGCGAAGCGCCTGGGAACCGTCCCCTTTAGGGGAGTGCAGTCTCTTGAAATGGTTCTGTCATCCTGAACGTAGTGACTGGGCACCGTCCCCTTTAGGGGAAGGATATAGGCTCGCTTCCTCTATAGTCATATCGTGAAAATCATTTTTCGCTTAAATAGCACTTATGTTCTATTTTCGACCAAAATAATACCCTTACCCCTGCTTCATTTCAACCTGTCAAAACATGAATCCCCCACAATGTCATGCGAACCTGAAGGGCGACTGGGAACCGTCCCCTTAGGGGAAGCAATCCGCATCGAGTAATCAACCACTATTTCTCAATAGTAGGTCACCTTTTAAGGTGACAATCTCGGAACTTGAAAAACCAAAAAACGCTCCCAAAGGAGCGCTTTCAATTCACCTAATTCAATTAAAACAAAATCTGCGTCAGCCACACCAGCGTGACCGCGATCCCCATCACCATCGAAAGGATCGCCGACAGCAGGCTCCACACATTCCGCGCAGACGGATCCTTGGTCCACTCCTTATTGAGCAGCCAACCGGAAAGAATAAAGAATAGAATGGCAATAACGATTGAGTACATATCCAAATATTATTCTATCGTATTAGCAGGTCACCTTTTGTAGGGCGGTCATTCTACGAAGCGCTTTCCATGAGGAAAGCGCGGAGACGCCCTAAGCGAATCGGCATCCTGCCGATATCGCGCAGGGTGCAAACCGCCAAACAGGCGCCATAAAAATCTACGTGGTCACCAAATTATGGATCCATCTCTTTGATCGGTACCTGAAGATCGAGACCACGAACTTCAGCGCCTCCTCCACCATCACCAGCAAATATACATGATACACCGGCAGCCGCAGGACAAATGCCCCGAATAACGCCAATGGCACGCCAATGCCCCACAGCGAAATGACATCCATCACCCAGGCGAAGCGCGTATCGCCACCGGCGCGCATCATCCCGATAAAGAAAATAAAATTGGATGATCTCATCCACATCACAGCTGCCAGCACGGCCAGGATATTCATAGCCAACCCTCGCGTGGTTTCTGTGATATTGAAATAACTGAGGATCAACCCCCGGCCAAAGAAAACCGCCGCGCCGATGCTTATTCCCATCGCCAGGTTGATGGTCACCGCCTGCCGCACATACCCCTGGGCTTTCTCCTGGCGCCCGCTGCCAATGGCATTGCCCACAATGATCGCGCAGGCGTTGGTCAATCCCGAGAACGGGACAAATGCGATATCCTCTACAGTAATTCGGATCGCCACCGCAGCGTAAGACTCCACGCCCAATCGCGCAAAAATGGCATTGTACGCAGTGATACCCAGCCCCCAGATCAGTTCGTTCGAGATAACCGGCAGCGCCCGATGAAGTACCTTCCTCACAAAAGCCCGGTCAAAGGAAAAGATCTGCTTGAGCGGAGCAGCCAGCGGTGTTTTTCTCCAATAAACCAGGAAAACCAGCACTATGCATTCTACGATGCGCGCAGCCAGCAGTGAGACCGCCGCGCCGTTCACACCCATCATTGGGAGTCCAAATTTTCCAAAGACCAGCCCATAACCCAACAGGATATTCAAAGTAACCCCGACGACACTCGCAGCCATCGGCAACCGTACCTGATCCGTGGATCGCAAAATAAAAGCGTATGTAAAGATCACTGGTGTGAACAAGAAGCTGAATCCCACAATGCGCAGCAGTCCGGTGGCGATGGCGATCACTTCCTCATTCTGGGTGAAAAGATTCAGGAATTGTCGCGGCAGGAATATCGCGATCAGCATGAAAACCGTCCCGACAACCAACCCAAGCAGCAGTGATACACCCAGGGTTTTCAGCACGCTCTTACGGTCCTTTTTGCCCCAGAACTGCGCGGTGAACAGCGAACATCC